TTAATCATAATAATCAGCTTCTAATTGAGCTGACTGGATGCTTTGAATTGGAATTCGTCTTGTTTTAAGTAGTGTATCAAGTATGAGTTCATTAGTATTAAAATTAATTGATTTGATAGTTCCAGTCCATTGTATGATTCTGTTGTCCTGCCATGCTTCTAATTTAATGTCTAGATGCTGACTAAACGCTTGATCAATTGTTTGTTGTATTTCTTCTAGTTCCCATTCAACTAGTTCTCTCGGCTGCTCTGTGAAGCCTTTTTTGTATTCCCTAAGTCCATCCAAATGTTCAGGCATCATCATAGACGCCCATTTAATATTACCTCTGTCTTTTATCATCCAATCACTCCTATGCTAAATGCCCACCAACCAGGCGATCACGTCCGATAGCTGTACCAGCACTTGTATATGAAACAGCTCGTAATAATGCAGTTGCTCCAAACTTATTACGAATCGCATCCATCGTTGGCCCAATAAGTTGACGTTGTGGCTTTCGCTCATCGAATAAATCTAACTGAATACTGTGCTCACGATCTAGGTTGGATATCCGGACAGATAACTGGCGCGCTGGTTCTCCAGCAAAATGTTCATCGAGTAATTCAATGCAGACTTTATACATTTCAAGTGTCTCGTTTGTAGGTACAGAAATTGTTTTAGAACGATGAAATCCTTTCGTCATAGCATTACGACTGTATGAAAGCCCTAAGCTAATGGTGCGGCCAACAAAACCTGCATCGCGTGCACGTTTCATCACATCCTCACACATCTCTAAAAGTACTACTGATATTTCCTTTCGAGTGTGATAGTCCCTCATCAACATTTGCCCTTTACCAAAGCTTAGTGATGGATTCTTGACTAAAGGTTCACCGAGTTTAGACAGATCTATTCCCCATGCATGGTGATACAATTGATTGCCCATAACACCGAACTGTTTTTCTAATTCATCTAAATCTGCATTTGCTAATCCACCGACCGTTTGTATACCCATCTTATTTAGGTTAGCTTCCATCTGCTTACCTATGCCCCACATTTCTGACAAGGGGCGTACAGGCCATAGTTTTTCGGGAATGTCTTCATACGTCCATCTAGCAAATCCCGTTTTCTTTGCCGAAATATCCAATGCTAATTTTGCAATAAGCATGTTCGGACCCATACCAATAGCGCTTTGAATATTAAATTGATCAAGTATAGCTCGCTGAATTTCTTTGGCCGTATCTTCTGCAGAACCCCATAGCTTTTCTGTACCTGTTAAATCAACAAAGCTTTCATCTACACTATAAACATGGATCGCCTCTGGAGGAACATAGTTAGAAATCAACTTTGTAATTGACATCGACATCTGAATAAAGAAAGCCATTTTAGGTTCAAACAATTTTATATCAGGATGTTTAGGAATTTCATAACGACGATTCCCTGTCTTAATTTTAAATCGTTCTTTCATGACTGGTGAGGCAGCTAACACGACACTACCAGGCTGATTAAAATTGCCGACAACCGCGATTGGGTCCTTCAGTATATCCAACCCTTCAAGCATGGCGATACAGCTGGCATAGAAGCTTTTCATATCGATGCAAATGATTGGTTTGTCAGGCATCCCTTCATAGTTCATACAACATCACGCTCTTTTCGAATAACAGGAGTAACAGCGAGTATATTTCTGATTAAAAATGTACGCTTTGTTTGTCTCATGAAACAGAATGCTTGAAATGAATCACCAACGATTTTAATGATTTTTACTCGCCTTTTTGTTACAGACCCATTTTTAGATACATACATCATGTTTACTAATTGATTACGTTGCATTGCTTTAACCAGTTTCTCTCTCATCACAGTTCCTCCAAATACGTGAAATGTTCCTCATTTATAATTTATACAAGAACACTTGTTTGTATACATAATAGAACAGATGTTTGTATTTTGACAAGATTAAATTTCTGGAAATAAAAAAGGCTATCGCATTTGATAACCTTTAAAATCTTTCCGTGAAATTGACAGCTATAATATTCTCATCTCTATGGATCATTCTGATTACGTTGTAACCCTGTTCCCTTAAAAGTTTTAGAGCCATATCATCTGTTAGTGCATCATGTTCTTCGTGTGTTAAATGCAGGCTTGATAAACCTATAATTGGTACATTGTCAGGTTTACGTTTGAATAAAAATTTTACTGGTACTATTATATCGTAATTCATAATCCACACCCCTTTTTACAGATATTTCTACATATTAAGTTAAATCCCTTCCTAATTTACAGGAAAATAAATGAAATATTGTGTTGACTCTAAATACTAGTACTAGTATAATTAAAGTATAGAAAGGAGGTGAACAAAGTGGATTATGATAAGGTTTTAGCTTATCTAGTAGCAGTCGCTACAGTAATTAATTTGCTGACAGGCTCAGCAAAAAACATTAGCGATATGAAGAATAAGCCAAAACAAAAGCGACGCCCCTCTCGCAAAGGTAAACGTCGCTAAAAGCTTACAGAAGGAGGTTAGCGCCTCCTTCCCTATAATCTTATCACATCCATTGTATTATGAAAAATATCGGATATGTAGCTGCTTTT